CCTGCTTGACGTTTCACCTGGCAGGGCGTGCGAGTGACGATCTTGCACCTGAGAAGTACCTGAGCTATGATATTCAGTATGTCATGGCTTCGAGCGTGACGACTGTAAGCGAAGGCATCGCGGACATCGTGGCGGACGTGACCCGAACGATCACATGAGGCGAGTAGACGCCTGGAGATGTAGACGGTATGTCAAGAGACAGACAAAACGGGCAAAGCGCAAAACTAAGCGACTTTCGACCCGACCAGAAAAACGCCAATAAAGGCACGCAGCGCGGACTAAAAGCACTTGACAATAGCCTGCGTACTCTTGGCGCGGGTCGATCCATCCTGGTGGATAAACACGGTAACATTATCGCCGGGAATAAGACCGTTGAACGCGCCGCTGACATTGGCCTTGACGATGTGATTGTTGTTAAGACCGACGGCACAAAGATAGTTGCGGTGATGCGCACAGACCTGGATTTATACGACGGTGACACGGCGCGCAAGCTGGCATACGCGGATAACTGGGTGGGGCAGATTGACTTCGAGCTTGACACGGGAATACTGGCAACCGACCTCCTGTCCGGCCTGGATTTGTCTAGCATATTTGACGAAAAGGCGCTGGCCGACTTGGGGATTGACTTCGCAGAAAAGCCGGAAGACCCCGGCGCGCAGATTGACCGGGCGGCGGAGTTGAACGAGAAATGGAAAGTTAAGACGGGAGATATTTTTCAGATAGGGCGGCACAAGCTTATCTGTGGCGATTGTACGGATAGGGCGGTAGTTGAGCGTCTGATGGGTGGGGAGAGGGCGGCGCTGTGCGTGACTGATCCGCCGTACAATGTAAATTATGATCCCCAGTGGCGAGTTGGAGTTGGCGGGGGAGGAAAACAAGATTTTGCAAACGGCGGTGTAATCACCAACGACGATAACACAAGTTGGATAAAGTGCTTCGATAGCCTTCCCGCGGATGTGCTTTATTGCTGGACTGCTGGCGTAACACTGAATTGGTTACAGGGGGAGTTGGAGCAGCGTGGCTTCGTGATTGCGTATTTGATTATTTGGAATAAAGACCTTGCGGTATTCGGGCGCGGCGACTATCACCACAAACATGAACCTTGCTTATATATGGTCAGGGCCGGTTGCAATCACAATTGGCACGGCGATAGAAAGCAAGATACCGTATGGGATATACCGACAATACACAGTTTCGCCAATGGTCACAACGCTGATGAGTGGGGGCTTGTTGGGCATGGCAATCAGAAACCGATTGAATGTATGGAGCGCCCAATTCGGAACAATAGCGCTGATGGCGAAATCATCATAGACCCATTCGCCGGAAGTGGTACCACGTTAGTGGCGGCGGAAAGATTAGGGCGTGTTTGTCGTGCTGTTGAAATATCGCCCAACTACTGCGCAGTGATACTTGAAAGAATGACCGGACTTGGATTGACACCAGAAAGAGTCGGATGATTAAGCACTTATGCCAGGTAAAGAACGATTGACCACGGATGAAGTTATAAAGGCACTAACCGATGCGCACGGCCTGATTACCGTTGCTGCGCGCAGTCTTAATGTTCATCGCTCGACCGTGGAAAATTACATCAAACGGCATCCCAGCGTAGCGCAGGCAAAGGCGGACGCGCGAGAGGGTATACTCGACCTGGCAGAGGGCAAGCTATTTCAAGCGGTCAATGCGGGCGAACTTGCTGCGGTGTTTTTTGTGCTAAAGACGATTGGCAAGGTGCGCGGCTACGTGGAAAGGCAAGAGACGAGCGGGCCGGATGGCGGCGCTATTGAGATCAAGATTATCGATGACACAGACGATTGACATCATCCTCCCAAAGCCCCACCCGGCGCAGCGCGCCATCCTACAAGGTGCGCGCCGTTTCAACGTGCTTACCTGTGGCCGTCGCTTTGGCAAGGACATCTTACTCGACCGCAGGGCGATCAAGAAAGCGATCCACAAGCAGCCCGTCGCGTGGTTCGCGCCTACTTACAGGATGCTACAGGACAACTGGCGCGACATCAGGAATATCGTAGCGCCGATTATTGCCCGCGCAAGCGAACAGGAAAAGCGCATTGAACTGATGACCGGCGGCTTGATTGACTTCTGGAGCCTGGATAATCCCGACGGCCCGCGCGGGCGCAAGTACGCTCACGCCGCCATAAACGAGGCTGCGATGGTGCGTGGCCTGGGAGATGCGTGGAATATGGTCATTCGGCCCACCCTGGCTGATCTACAGGGCGGCGCTGACTTTGGCAGCACGCCGCGCGGGTTGAATGACTTCTATCAGCTTTGGCAAGGCGCAGAGGATAAAGCAGATTGGAGCCGTCATCATTACACGACCTATGACAACCCACATATCGCACCCGAGGAAATTGAGGCGCTGAAACTGGCGCTGCCTGAGCGGGTCTTTCGTCAAGAGATATTGGCGGAGTTCGTGGAGGACGGTGCGTACTTCCAGGGCGTCACGGAAGTCGCTACAATCACTGAGCCGGATGATCCGGCGAACCATGCAGGGCATTACCTGGTGATGGGTGTTGACTGGGCGCTATCGCAAGACTTTAGTGTGTTTACTGTCGCTTGCAGGGACTGCGCCAAAGTGGTAGATTGGTGGCGTGGTAATCAGTTGGATTTCACCTATCAGCGCGAACGCCTGGTAGACATGGCGACGCGCTGGGACGCGTCCGTATTGCCTGAGCGCAATAGCATAGGCGAACCAAACATAGAGATGCTGGTTGAGCGGGTGCGCGTGATGGGTGGCCCGGATGGGCGCGCAGGCTTTTCAACTACCGCCACGACAAAGCCCGCGCTTATCCAGCGCCTGGCGAGTGGCATCGAGCAGCGCCAGATTATGATACCTGTGGAATATGGCGATGAACTGCGTATGTATCAGGTTGAAACCAGCCTGAGCGGGCACCCGAAATTCAGCGCACCCGATGGGCAGCATGATGACCGCGTGATAAGCCTAGCACTTGCGTGGTGGGCAATAAGTACAACCTGGTACATGAGTTGAGGCATTATGAAATTATCAGCAAAGTTATTCGACGGAAGCGGCCTAAAGTCCTCGATCCTGTGGGATGAGGACACCGACGCGTGGACATACAGCAGTAACAATCCGGGCAACGCTGCGCCGAAACTGTACCGCACAATCCCGACCCTGTATCGTGCTATTGAGAAAAACGGCGACGCGCTGAGCAAAATCCCCTTCGCTATCTTCCAGGGCAAGAACGAGTATGACACCTCGCAAGCTTGGGAAAACAAAATTGAGTACATGCCAAACCCGCGCCGCTTGTTTACCCTCACCTCGCATAGCCTGGACAAATGCGGCTGCGCTTACTGGCTGAAAAATGGCAACAAGGCCGGCTTCGTGAAAGAACTTCTTTATCTGGCGCCACAAACAATCACGCTCGTGTTCGCCTGCTGCGTGATTTTGACGCGCACGTAGTTGTAGCCGTCGGTGATGTCTGCGCGGTCAAAGCCGATAACGAAGCCTTTCTCGCCATTGTCCGAGTCGAGGCCCAGGCCGGCGCTGTCCGCGGTGGTCAGGGCGCTGGGTTCGTCTGCGGTAATGCCGGCATTGGATTTGTACTTGAATGGGATTGCCAGCAGGGTGGCGCCCGTGGTGCTGTTGCTGGTGCAACATTCAACCGTCACGTCGATACTGTCACCGGTGATAGCGCCAAACCCCAGAAGGAAATCGACCCAAACGTAATGACCCAGGTTGACGAACGGCAGGGCTGCCGTATCGGTATCCGAGAGCAAAACGAGCGGGCGGATACGCAATTCTTGTAAAGCTTTCATGATCTATTCTCCTCTATCCTTACGCGCGCTCGGCCAGGGTGACAAACGGGGAAAGCGTGTTGGTGCCCTTGTATGGCGTCAACGGTACGCTGATGCTCGGCTGCCCGTCGGCCCGGTAGACAAAGCGGAACACCTGTTCGTCGGTCAGGAATTGGACGTGGATGGAACTCGCAGCCTGCACCCCGCCTTTCTCCCAGTACAGGTATTCGCTCATATCGGCCAACACAATGTCGCCCAGGTCGCCCAGGGTGGCGTTGAATTCGGTCTCTATAACCGGTCTGCCATACATGCGCATGACACCATCCGGCCCCCAGGAAATAAACCGCGCTTCGAGCGCAGCCGTCCCGGCCACGATGGAAAGCTGATCCAACTGACTGCCCACGTCCTGGTTGATGTACCAGGTCGCTTTCGCCTTGTTGCGCGAGGCCATGCGGCGCCACATCTTCGAGATGTTCTCAAAAACGATAGTGTCGGCGGTCTGGCTGTCCTCTTTGGCGACACTCACGTAGGCGGTCGATCCGAGAATGCCCTTTGGCCCGAACGCGCCCAGGCCGTTCAGGAGATCATCGTTGACCATGAACGAGATTTCTTCACCCGCGCCGATGCGCACTACCTCGGAAAACTGCGCAGAGTCCTGCAACAGTTCATCCGTCGCGTACACCAGGACGGCGTACTTTTTAAGTTCCCAGTTGATACGGCGGAAGGCCGGCTTGCTGCCCGTCTTCGTTGCGCCTTCTCCCAGGCGATAGCCCTGGATGCCGCCCCAGCGCGACCCGGTTGCGCGGCTGGTCTCGTCCACGCCATTGATCCAGCCGTAATTACTGTTGGCCCCGACAGGGAGTTTCGTCGCGGCGCTGGAAAACGGCCCGGTCTCGTGGGTGGGCATGAGGATCGAGCTTTGCAAGGTTGGTTCCAGGGTGAAGCCGCCTTCGCTCGGCACGGTCTCGTTCGCGCCAGTCCCGCCCTTGACTTCCAGGCGACTCAGACGCACGTCAGGCCGGTTGTAAGGTGCGACCGCGGCTGCTTTCACGGCGGCGCAGAATTCACCCAGACCGGTGAAGGGGTTATCGGCGGGGTCATGAGTGACCTCTACACCGCCCGCCTTGACCGGCTGGGGTTCGGCGGGCAAAGACTTAAGCGCCTGTTCAGCGCCGGTCTTCACCGCCTGCGATACAATTTCCTGCAGTTTCTCTTCGGTAATCTCCATGATATTATCCTTGTTTGGAGTGATAGACTTGGTTGCTGCGCTCTGTGCCTCTGGCGCGTCGCCGCCCTCCAGGTCAGTTTCGAGCGTGGTTTCGCTCAGTGATTTGAGCGGCAATACACTATTGCGTGGCTCGGCTGGCATTGGCGTTACGGACGCGTCCAAACCGAGAGGCCAGGCCGTGACGTGATGCGCCGATCCTACTGCCTTGCGGTCAGTCAGGTGCGTGGCGGTGCCAGATGACCAGCCCAGATAATTGAGCGCCTTTTTATAACGCTCGTGATTGTAGAGTACAGCGTCAATCAATACGCCGTCATCTGTCAGGGTAATGTCGCCCTCGCCAATCCGCTCTTTGACATGCACCTGTCCGCCGTTGCGCGTTTTGAGCGGCAAGCGGTGATTGAAATAGACCGGGGTGCGCATCGTCTTGCTTTCACCGAAGCCAAAATCAGTTTCAGCGGTGAAATAGTCGCGCTCTGCTGAAACGTCCGTTTGTTCGGGTGATCCAAAGCGCACCAGGTAGCCGGTAATATGTCCGTCTTCGGTTGCCTTGATCGCGTCACCAAAGACGATACTATCCGGCCCGACCGACTTGCTGCCAGGTTCACCGCACGTTGCACCATTCTCGACTGCAAGGTCGTGGATCGTTTGCAATCGCTGCGAGTCTTTGCCGCTGTTGCGCATCCCTAATTTTAGAGCGTCGAGGTCAATCTGATTTTCTTCGTCTGGCATAATGCCTCCAGAAAATAAAAAAGCGCCGCGAACCGGGGGTAATCCGGTTTACGACGCTTTGCAGCCCTTCGTGGTTTGTGCCGCTTTGCAGCCCGCACACTCAATTAGTAAGATTATAGCCGATTATCGGCGGCGTGTCAACCGCCTTCGTGGGCGGTGGGCCAATAGTCCTTCCTGTATACGACAATTGTCATGATGTTGAGCGGGCACTTCTTTGGAAATCCACAACGTTCATACCCGATAACTTTTCCAATATCGGATATTTCGTCAATCACGGGAGTCATTGCGCATGTTCCGCTATCAAAACGGAATGGGCATTCATCAGCCGATTGAACCTCTATGACTCTTGGTATTCCGTGGACAATATCAGTATCGTCATCCTCGTCAAGTTTGCGCCAGCCAATGTTCGTCATATGCTTTTTATCAATCGATTGATCCATGCCTGATAGATTTGCGTAATCTCGTTTACCTTCTCTTGCCCCACTTCATCAAGTTTGCGCCAGCCTATGTTTGCCATAAAGTACGCTTGCTCTTGACCGTGTGCGAACGGGGCGTAGTCGGCGGTATTGCTAATCGTTGTCACCAGACCACGACTTTCGATAACCCAACGCGTCCCGAGTCGCTGGGAGCTAAAGGTATTATATTCCGGTACACGAATGCCGCCAATCTGCATACCTCGACCGCGGATATAATATGGCGTCGGTGGAGAATTGCCCGGGCCAGCAGGGGGGTAGTTTTGCAGCCCCTGTGTGCGGATTATCATATTGCCAGCCTCTTCACCCGCGGACGCGATAGCGTCTTCTAGGCCGTCGGATATTCCCCCAAGCTTGTCTATCAATTCCTGCAATCCATCAATCTTTAGTGTAATCATGCGTTCCCCGTTATATCCGTGCTGGATTGCATCCAACATCGGCAGTTGGGATGAGCGGGTGGAGCGTCAAGATCGGTATCAAATTCCGAGTCAAAGTCCACAGTCTTGCTATTGAGCGGGCCACAGACAGGACACACCCGGTCATCTTCGTTCGTGAACCAAGTCTTTATGATCCGAATATCGGGATGCTTTTTCTTGAGTTCTTCGCCGGCGTCTTTGGCGCCATCAGCAAAAGCGCGAGTGATTTCTGTCACTGCCACGGTGAGCGCCCTCCGCTCATCAAATGGGAGTTGTGACATCACATCCCCGATTGTCATGCCTGGGGTTTCTACAAAACGGGCAATGGTATCTCTTACCGCCTGTTGGGTTGTGGCGTCGATGTCTCTTATCAACTGCCCCGCGTATCGCTGCGCACGCGTGCGCGCCCGCTGATTGATCTGCGTACTGTCGATCCCCACGGCGATATTTTCAAGCAGCAAATCAGCGCCCTTCACACGTGCATCTTGCAGCGATAAAGCAAAATCGAGTTGATCCTCTTCGTCCCACTCCCAGAAGTCCGCGGGCAATGGCGGGAGCGTGCGAATGCCCTTCGCGTCCGGGGCGTACAATTCCAGCCACTGACGCAGGCGCGCCGCGTGTTTGCGAAAAACGCGCCGGATAACAAGAGACAAGCGCACCTCCGCGGCCTCCTTTTCTTTTCTGCCAGGTTCGCGCTTGTCGCGACGGCGCAGGCCGACAGCCTTTAGCGCCCTATCGTGTAGCGCATCGATCATGCGCCGCACGGTTTCGGTCACGCGCCACCGCCCCGGAATGGAGGAAATATCTCGTCTTTGAAAAACTTCACAAATCTACTGCGAAAGGTAAGTATTTCCTTCTTTCTTTCTTGCACTCTTTTGCGTTCGGAGAATTCATGCTGCGCACATTGCCAGACAGGGGCGAGGGATACCACCACTTTGCTACCATCTAGTAGGGGGCATTCCCCAACCTGATAACCGCATGTTGTATTATCGTCATTCGCGGCCTCACATAGCCCGGTTTCTTCCCCGAAGAATGGGCAATTATCCCAACCGGTTACAATTATTGTCTTATCCACCAATCACCGCCTCCAACAAATCATTCGCCCGTTTCAACTCCTCCGCCAGACTCACGCCGCCTTGCAACTCAAACGCCGCCTTGATACCATCGCCGTCCGCGGCGTGTCTCAGCGCCTCGCTAATCTGTTCGGCGCGTCTCGCCGGGATACTCTCGGGTTGCCAGTCGTATGGTAGAGGCTTGCTTTTGCGCAGCGCCTGGTAGCACGCACGTCGCCAACGTTTCATTTCGGCGGCCTGTTCTTCCGTGTCACCATCTTCGATAGGCTCGTCTTCTGAGATAACCGGCTGTTCCTCTTCCGGCGTCTCAGGTTCCGGCTCGGGTTCCTCTTCTTCCTCCTCTAGTTGTTTGCGCTGCTCCTCTGTCAGGTCAACCCCCAGCAGGTCAAGCGCCATCAGCAGAGGTACGCCCGCGCCAACGTAGGCTTGCACGGCGGAGGCTCTTTCGCGCTCGTCTTCCTGGTAGATGTCCAGGCTTTCCGGGCTGAATTCGAGGCTCATTCCCTGGGGTTTGAATAGCTGTTCGTTGCAAGTCGCCGCGATAAGTTCAGCGCGTGGCACGATGGTGGTATCGTACCAGGATTTATAATCGTTGAGGCTGGTAGCATAATTGGCGGCGTTGGCGAAAAGGATCGTCTGTGGGATACCCATTGCCAGGGCCACGTCAAAGCGCTGATCTTGTGTGAGGCTCAGGTTTTGCAATTGATCCAGGCCGTCACCGACCGTCTGGAAAGAAAGCGCGTCCGCGTTGAAAATCTTCATTTTGAAGGCGTTGCGCAGGCCAGACCACAATTTGTTAAGCCATGTTTCCATGCGGTCGCGCTCGTCTTTGCCTGGCATACCTTTAGCCGTGACAATCATAGGCCGCACAGCGCCGCGCAGAAAGTACAGCTCGATAAACGTATCGAGATTATGCAGAACGCCACTTGCTTGCAGCGCCGCCTTAACTGGGTAAGCATTCGGCGGCCCCAATTCCACGTCACTGTCTGCCAGCCAGAAATGCACGATCTGCTCAGGCTTGTATTTGAGGATCGGATTACCGCCGTAGGTATCATGCTGATGCTCATTGAAATAGCCCTCGTCCATGTGAGGGGCCATGTCATCGTCATAGGCATATTCTGGCGGCTCTTCGTGAAGCTTCTTCTGTTGGGCCTCGTATTCCAACTGATCCAGATGATGACCGACATCATGGCGGACACTCTCAGGCAGTTTGCTGCCAATGGCGTCAGCATATTCTTTCCCAAAATTCTTCTGCTTCCAAGCCAATTCCCTAGCAATCCCATAAGGATTGCCATCGTATTGTTTGTATAATACATCCGCCACGGCC